CATGGGTTTTGCGATACTATCTTCACTCATTTTACACACACAATAATCCGTATGTACTAATATACTATCTATAGACTAAATTTAGCCGATCTATTTGCATTGGATATATGAGAGATCCATCGGTTCATTCGCCCTTGGTCAAAGATGGGCTTGATACCTCTTCAAAACAGGCCACATCCTCTGCAAATTGCGTACCAAACAAAACCGTATATTTATCGCGGCCCTGATTGCACGAGCGAAGCAAGAATTCGAGACGCCCGTTATTCATCACGGCGGACAATTTGCCGCAATACACCGGATATTTTGCGAAAATCTCGCCAACCAATTCGCCTGTATCCACACGACGAAACTGTTTCTTTGCCACTGCCGACCAGTCGCACTGGGTCAATTCTGCAAAGGTGTACGTTTTGGTCATTCTGTTGATATAATGTAGAGAGCTTTTTAACATGATATCGACAACGAATAAGTTATTCAATTTTTTGGATCATTTAGAGTAGAATCTTAGTTTCTGCGGTATTTCCTACTTTTTGCATTCTTGGCCTTGTTCTTTTTCGATTTTCCGCCTCTTGATTTTCTGCCTCTTGATTTTCTGCCTCTTGATTTTCTCGATTTTCTTTTCTTTTTTGGAGGATCAATACCTGCATCAATACCTGCATCATTGTCTGCCGGATATTCAAAAAACGTAGAAGGCATATCTAGTCTATTTTTGTATACTTCTTCATCTATATCATCCATTTCTTCCGCATGACGTCTAAGAGTTTCTTCTATTCTAGCACGAGATCTTTTGTATGCCTTTTCACGAGCTTCATTGCCGGCCTTTATTGCTTCTTCAATTTGTTCTTGCGTAAATTCTTGCGGCATTTTAGAGTATAGTATATCACGTGATAATTATTCGCAAAAAGGCTAAATATACAAAACGCATCAAAAATGCTGCAAAATCCTGATCGCATCGTCGCACGCAATCTGTTCCGCCTTTTTCTTGATTTTGTGTACACCTCCGGCTAAAAACAGAAAAATCTTGCCATGCACAGACATGTATTGATGTATTTCTTCAAAGGACGTAAATTTGGACAAAGGCAGAGCATCGCGATGCCGCATACCAAATACGGGTTGGCCTAAACATAAATAGACGCCCATGTGATAGCCACTCTCCATATTGTGTTCTGCCATCTCCATGTAGTCCGGCGTCACCTTGAACTCCTTCTGAATCCGCACCTGCAAAATGTTCTTATAGTTATCATCGTTCCTGATAAGGTTAATCCAATCTACATGTTTTTCAAACACCTGCTCGATAAACACCTGGACCATTTGGAACCCCGGACCCGTCGAAAATACATTGTCGAACCAGCCTCCCTCATCGTGTATGGACATGCGATTAAAATCCAAAAAAATGGCACCCAACAACGCCTCAAATAAACAGCCCAACTTTTTCAAATTGTTTCGCGTCTGTTTTTGTTCTGCATGATTCGACAACACCAACCATTTATGCAGCCCCATTTCCATCGCCATGCTGCCAATTGACTCGTTTTTCACAAGCGCGATTTTCTTTTCCGTCATGAATCCCTCATTTTCTTTGGGAAAACGGCGATAGAGATAATATTTAGTAATACATTCGAGGGCACCATCGCCAATAAATTCCAGGCGTTCGTTTGATTTAGAAAAAAGCGGCAAACAGTTGTCCGGCTTTTCAGCAATTGTAATATTATTATGCTGATTCTCCAAGAGCGGGCGTTTCATATACGACCGGTGAATAAACGCGCGTTTATAGAGTTCAAAGTTGTGAATAGGTACATGGATGCCGTAGTTTTTCAGGATCGTTTCTAGCTCCGTTTGACTGATGAGTTTATTTAGCGGATTGTATGGATCAAAAATATAGACATCTGATCCGTTGGCGCCCTTTTCTATACGAACATCGTCTTCCATAGCGAGATGATTTTGCGTAATGGGGTCGTCGCGCACAAAGGATCGGTTGCTTGATTTCATTTTATTCGTCAAATAAAATGAACACAGTGGTACTATAGTATAGACCGATCCATTTAAGTCGGTTTGAAAAAATATATTTCGGTAATGTATATTCAACAATCATGGTATTGAGTAACGCATCGAAAAACGCTCGCTACACTTCTAGTATCACAAACCAAAACCAGGGTGGAGGAAACAAAAAGGCCGGTTTCCCCTATCAGGTTGGACGCAGTTCGTGGACATCCATTGCCTTTGGTTCTGCTTCTATCATCACAGGCAAGTGCTGCTCGTTGAAGAAGACCCAGCAAATGACATTCACGCAGAAGAATACCAGTGCATCTCGCCCCATTGGCTCGACGGCTGTGAACAACACGTACTGGCACATTCCCGGCGCTCACTAATAAAGTGTTGGGCCAAAGATAAATATTATATCAACAAGGATATAATGTTTTTCCAAGATATTGATAAAAGATCCACATGATGAAACTCAAACTCGTTTTAGATGAACGCGAAACGTCTCTCTATGATAAATGTATTTCTATTCTAACATATGCTAATACTAATACCAGTGCTAGCAGTACAAAGACATCAGCCACTATCTTGGAAAAACGCGTCCTTCTTCTTGGAGATGTCGCGATTCAAACCGATGATTCCCAAGATGTCGTGTTAATCGAACGCAAATCCCTCCAAGATTTATTGGCAAGTATAAAAGACGGACGTTATGATGAACAATCCTATCGACTGCACCACTCGAGCGGATTTCATACACATAATATTGTTTATATCATCGAAGGCCAATATTCAACCTTGCGTAATCCGGCCGTGGAAAAGAAGATTGCGCTTTCTGCCATGATTTCGCTTTCTCTCATCAAAGGATTTAGCGTGATACGAACCAATAGTCTCCAAGAAACGGCGGAATGGATTTGTGCAGCGGCGGACAAATTATCGCGCAATTTTGCCAAGAATAAGACATTGCGTTTTTCCAATTCTCCCAATCTTGGTAATCAGGGAGCCAATTACCAAGATCTTGGAAATCAAGAAGAAAAAGATCCGACAATAGTATTGGAACATGAAGTTACAAACAAAATCATGGAATCTACCAAGAATAATGATCCGGCCAATTATTGCTCCGTCGTAAAAAAATCGAAAAAGGAAAATATTACGCCCCAAAACATTGGCGAAATATTGCTATGTCAAATCCCCGGGATTAGTTCCGTCAGTGCGATTGCGATTATGAAAGAGTTCGACAACTCCTTTCCAAGATTCTTGGAAAACTTGAAACAACATCCCCACTGTATCGACGAGATTTGTTGTAGTACGACTAAATCCGACGGTTCTACCAAGAAACGAAAATTGGCCAAATCGCTCTGTGACAATATTCGCGCTTTTTTATTAGACCAAGATCATGCAGTAATGGATACTGACTCTAACCTCGTGTCTGACCTGGCATCACCGTCTCCTTCTCCGACACTTGTGTAAAGGGTAATGTATTGTTGAAAACAGCAGTCACATTCGGTGCGTTTGCAAAAATAGGTTTTACAATTGCATTTTCATCATATTTACCGGAATCCACTTTATATTGTGTATATATTATGCCACCCCAGTTGGGATCCATTGGATTGTCGCTTCGTTTTCCCTCGGCCGTCTTGGTTTTATCATGGACTTTATCCAATGTGGTATATTTTCCGACAAACTGTCCATAGGGGTCAAACCCTGGATAATTACCCTGATTATATCGGCCATTTTCGCGCGAGGCATCCAAATAAGGCATCACAATGGGCAATCCGGCGCCCTGTTCAAAAGGACCGGGACGTAATCGGTATACATCACGGCCTTGTGCATCATTTTCCTCTTGCATATAGAGGACGGGACACTGAGTCCCTTGTTCGCGTTTAATCCGGACATAATTGATATATTCATCCATGCTATAAAAGGGTAGTGGATTGATCCCCTCCTTTTCCGGTGCACCCGAATTATATAACAACAAAATGTTTCCGCGGCGGATCAAGAGATCCGGACACGAACTTGCCGCGGATGTTCCAAGTCCAGTTTTTAATATATTATCTACATTGTCCGCCGATTCAAAGGCTTCATAGGAAACACCCTTTGTCATGTAGACATACATGCCCGAGAGGAAAATAATCAGGAGGAGAAAAAGGAAGAGGGTTTGCATTTTTTTCATCATACTCTCGAATCAAAAATAAATCTTGGAAATGGATGATATTTATAGTATATGGATACAAAAATATATCTCGATACTCTATAGTTGGGTCATTGATGAATCGCCGACCAACCAAACAAGTTTTAGTCGGAAAAATCTATGCGGATTGGTGCGGACATTGCCAATCTTTGAAACCCGAGTGGGCAAAAATGAAACGATTTGTAAAAATGAACATGGGACGTATGCTAAAGAATGTTCGCGTCGAGTTTGTAGAAATAGAACAACAACAGGAAGAGGCCAAATTGAACCAGCTCAATGGTCGCGAAGAGATGCAAAAAGTGGGGAAAAAGGTGGGCGTGCAGGGTGGATATCCGACCTTGTTCAAAGTCTGCGATGGTATGATTGAATATTACAATGGCCCGCGCGTAGCCGAGGCGATGTACAAATGGTATATGCAAGGATGTGGCGAAAGCGGCAAGGGAGTGGCTGCGCCACTAGGTAAGCAAAACAAGCAAAACAAGTTGCCGTGGCGCGGTGGCAAAACGGGCAAACGGGCGCGACGCGTCCAATCCGGCCGTCACACTCGAAAACAAAGACCGTGGTCCCTCTCATTATTCTAAACATGAAAAATAAACATCATTTCGCAAAAAATTGATACAAACATTGTCCCTTTGTTCGATGACAAAGAAACAATCTAAAACGATAACAATATACTATACAAGACATGAGCCAAGTACAAAAAAAGGTAGGCGAAAAAAAGCCCACCGTCGGCAAGTGTTTCCGCCTCTTTGATTTCCATGTCTATGACGAGACTGTTGAACAAACGCCGTCCTCCGATGACGATGCATCGAGCGACGGATCCAACGATTATAAACATAAATTCGTGATGCGCGAAGACGCCCGGTTTGCGATCCAAATGTTTGGCCTGAATGAGCGTGGCGAAACTTGTTCTATTTTCATCAACGATTATCAACCTTTCTTCTATATCCGCGTTGGCGACTCGTGGAAACAACAAGAGGTCGCCCGTTTGTTACAGGAATTGCGCAAGCGCGTCGGTAATTTCCACAAAACCGCCATTGTCTCCGCCGAGCTAGTCAACCATCATAAACTGTATGGGTTCAGTGGTGGCAAAACCCATCAGTTTGTCAAGGTCACATTTAAAAACACCGCTGCGTTTGCAAAGACGAAAAATCTGTGGTATGAATTCGCCAAACAGGGCGAACGTACGGCCACTGGCGATTACAAGACATTCCGACCATGGGAATTTTGCGGCGTATCTCTCGAACTGTATGAGAGCAATATCCCACCCCTGCTTCGATATTTCCATATACAAAGTGTGAGCCCATCGGGATGGGTCTTTGTTCCCACGGGACGCGTTTCTGAACCCGCAGTACGTTCGACGACCTGTACTTACGAATATTGCTGTTCGCAAAAATATGTCAAGCCGATGCCCCAAAAGGAGACGCGTGTCCCCTATAAAATCTGCAGTTTTGATATAGAGGCCAGCAGTAGTCACGGCGATTTTCCTATTCCCATCAAGACCTATAAGCGTTTGGCCGCCAATACGGTCGATGCCTGTATCCGACAGGGAGTCGACGACGCGGGGCGTCTCGCCCTTCTTTTAAAACGAAGCATCCTGACTGCATTTGGTTACGATACCTTTGACGATATTGATACTGTTTATCCAAAACAACCGTCTTCGAAAAATTTGTTGCTGCAACTGATCGAGCGACTGAAAACGACGCCGGTGAAAAATGCCAAAGCAATGAATACAGAAGAGGACAATTCTCACATTTTGGCCATTGATATGATCTTTGACCGAATCAAGGATTATAACGAGGGCGCTACGAGAGCTGGAAAAAGTGGTGCCGCTGCCACCGCCGCCGAGCAAGACGAAGATGGTGATGGCGACGATGACGACGACGACAATGCGCAACCCGTCGCAGATATGGTGGAAGGAGGAAGTGGACCGAGGCGTAACAACAAATCAACCATCAAGGTTGAAAAGAAGGCAACTGTCATGGATATCTTGTTGAATGATAAATATCAACGCGATGAGAAAGTCCAACTCTTGAACGAAACACTCACGTATCTCTTTCCCAGGTTAAAGGGCGATACAGTGACATTTATTGGATCCACCTTTATGCGATATGGCGAACCGGAACCCTACTTGAACCACTGTCTCGTTCACGGTTCCTGCGATCAGGTCGATGGTGCCACGATTGAATCTGTCGACACTGAATACGACCTTTTGCTCAAATGGACCGAATTGATTCAAAAAGAGGATCCCGACATTATTATCGGATACAACATCTTTGGCTTTGATTATGAGTTTATGTTTCGCCGCGCCCAAGAAAACCATTGCGAAAACGAGTTTTTGAAATTGTCGAGAAAAACTGACGAATTATGTGCGAAAAAGCCGATGAGCTACAGCAATGGTGATTGTTGCGAAGAAGGCGAACTCTCGATTGCCAGTACAAAAATCGTCCTGGCTTCGGGCGAGTATGATTTGAAATACTACAATATGCGCGGTCGGCTCCAAATCGACATGTACACTTATTTGCGCCGCGATTTCAATTTATCCTCGTACAAATTGGATGATGTGGCAGGTCAGTATATTAGCGACGACATCAAACAGGTCGTCCATTCGGAGGTTGATGGTAGCAGTGAAGGCACTGGTCCAGTGACAGAATTGCACAGCGGCAATCTCACCGGTCTCCATATAGGCGACTATATCCATATCGAAATCGGCGGTTTCACGTCGGACTATTATGAGCACGGGAAAAAGTTCCGCATTCTCAATCTCAAGAAAAAGACACCCGACGCCGCAAAACCCACCATTATTGTCATTGAAGGCCACGAGCCCATTGGTCAGCACAAAAACACCAAGTGGGGCATGGCCAAGGATGACGTGACCCCACAAGACATTTTCCGGTTGGCCAAGGGGTCCGCAGCAGATCGCGCCATCGTAGCAAAATACTGTATTCAGGATTGCAATCTCGTTCACCATCTCATGAACAAAATCGACGTGCTGACGGGATATATCGAAATGTCCCGCATTTGTAGCGTCCCCATCAGTTTCCTAGTCTTTCGCGGTCAGGGCATCAAACTCACCAGTTATGTCGCGAAAAAGTGTCGCGAGAAGAACACGCTCATGCCCGACCTGGAAAAAACGGCCGAGGGTGAGGGGTATGAAGGCGCGCTCGTCCTACCGCCCAAATGTTCCATGTATATGGACAATCCCGTTGCCTGTGTCGATTATTCGTCCCTCTATCCATCCTCTATGATTAGTCAGAATTATTCGCACGATAGCAAGGTGTGGACCCAAGAGTTCGATTTGTCAGGTCGACTCATCAAAGAGACCGGCGAAAAAGACCCCAAAACGGGCCGGTTTATCTACGACAATTTGCCCGGATATAAATATATCGATATCGAATTCGATACTTATAAATATCTGCGCAATCCGGCGAGACCGGCGGCAAAAGCGACCAAAACCAAGGTGGGGAAAATGGTGTGTCGATGGGCCCAATTGCCCAAGGACGAAAAATCCATCATGCCGTCCATCCTCGTCGAATTGTTGGAAGCGCGTAAATCGACGCGCAAAATGATCAAATCGGAGAGCGATCCCTTTATGCAGAATATCTTGGACAAACGTCAGCTCGGTTACAAGGTAACTGCAAATTCGCTTTATGGCCAATGCGGTGCTAGAACCTCGACCTTTTATGAAAAAGACGTGGCTGCGTGCACTACGGCAACGGGCAGACAAATGATCACCTATGCCCGGCGTATGATTGAAGAGGTCTATGGCGATTTGGTCTATGATACCGAGGACGAAGGTCAGGTCCGATGCCGGGCCGAGTACATTTATGGTGATACGGATTCCGTCTTCTTCACGTTCAATTTGGAGGACCCCGTGACCAAAGAGAAAATCCGCGGCCAGCGCGCCCTCAAAATCACCATTGAGATTGCCCAAGATGCAGCGAAATTGTGCAGCCAGTTTCTCAAACCGCCCATGGACTTGGCGTATGAAAAAACCCTGATGCCCTTTATCCTTCTCTCGAAAAAGCGCTATGTGGGCATTCTTTATGAGGACGATCCAAACAAGGGAAAAATGAAATACATGGGCCTGTCGCTCAAGCGCCGCGATTCATGCGACTATTTGAAGGATGTCTATGGCGGCATTTTGAATATATTGATGAAACCTGTGCCGGGACAAGAGAATAGCAACGGTGGCATCATTCAGCGCGCTGTCGATTTCTTGAATGTGTCGATTCAGCAATTGGTCGATGGCGCCGTGCCCATTCATAAACTCATGTTGACCAAGGCATTGCGTGGTTACTATAAAAATCCGCAGCAGATTGCACATAGTGTCTTGGCAGAACGCATCGGCAAACGCGATCCGGGTAACAAACCGAAACCGGGCGATCGTATGCAATTTGCCTTTATCGTAAACCCAAACAAGCGCGCATTGCAAGGTGAAAAGATAGAGACGCCGGAATTCATTAAAGAACAAGGACTCGTGTTGGATTATAGTTATTATATTACAAACCAACTGATGAAACCGCTACAACAACTCTTTGGCCTAGCGGTTGAACTCATATGGGAAAATCAGGGAAAAGGGAGCGCGGTCAAGACCTATCGCCGCGAGCTGGCCGAATTACAAAGGGAATTTCCCGATATCGAGACGTATATGAAGAAAAAGGAAAAGTTGAGTAGTGCCAAGGTGAAACTCTTACTCTTTGAAAAGTTCCTGACGAAGATCCGGAATCAGCAGTCGGGCCTTCAGTCGATTTCGGGATTCTTTGCACCACAACAGCGTGTCTAATTATGGCGACACATTGTTTAGTTCGTTTGCCGGATAATCAAAGAGATTATATCGACATACGGGACAGTGTGAATTGCGTCTAAACCAATTCATCAGTCCGGGGCGTTTAAATACGTGGCGACATCCGCGAATCTCGCACAAGACGTCGCCTGGCTGAAACACTTCGAGTGTGATGGGACATCGTGGCAAAGATTCGGGTACTACAACATTCAGCGATACATCGATCGACGCCTCGACAACAGTGTTGGCCGAGTTATCGGGACCTACATATCCATATGTCCGCGTTGCCGCCATAATTTGATCGCGCGTCAGTGTAGGGGGAGATATATTGTGGTTTCGCAAATTCGCTGTAGTATTGGTGGGTGGTATGGCTGGATATAACAAATAGGAGAAAATGGTGGTATAATCAATCGAATTGTCATTTTGCAAGGGCTCCTGCACTGGCGTTTGTGGTGGCGGTTCAACAAAGCGATTTGACATTGTTAGTTGTGATACAAGTTGAACCATGTCGCGCATATTTTGATTATATTCGCGAATGTTTTGGTTGTATCGAAAAATCATTTCGTCCAAATCGACGGCGTATTGAACTCGTGTAGGCGTTGTCAACAAAGTAGGCTGAGGTACTGGGCTAGTAGATTGTGTAGGAAGAGGTCCCGTTGACGTTGTAAATGGTTCGGGCGCTTGTCCAGGTGCCGGTCCTGTTGCAGGTCTTGGTGGTGTCGACGTTGTAAATGGTCCAGGTGCCACCGGATACGGAAGTGGCACATTGTTTTGACCTGGACCAATACTAGTCCCTTGACTTATGCCGTCTGCAAATTCGCGCGCAACTTCGCCCAATTCTCTAGATATAATATTCATCCATTCTGCAGGAAAACGTGAACCACTATTCGATGAGGCTTGATTTGACCGATTCATTAACTACCCAGTATAAAGTAATATAAAGATTTGTTTTGTATATTACATATTTGATTCACATATTTATATCCATTTTTAACGAATGAGTTTGTCAAAATATCACGGAAAGGGATATACAGGTCTTTCCAACCTGGGAAATACATGTTTTTTAAATGCCTGTATGCAAGTGATGAATCATACATATGAACTCAACGAACTTTTGGATACAAAAAAGTTTGAAGATCATATCAAGAAAGACACGGAAGATGCCACCATTGTCATTGAGTGGAATGATTTGCGCCAGGTGATGTGGAGTAGCAATGGCATCGTGTCGCCCAATAAATTCGTATTTAATGTGCACAAGTTGGCCAAGGCGAAGAATCGCGACATTTTCACGGGGTGGGCGCAAAATGACATGCCCGAATTCTTGCTCTTTATGATTGAATGCATGCACAATAGTATTTCACGCAGTGTGAATATGCGCATCATGGGCAATGTCGAGAACGGGGTTGACAAATTGGCGACGGAGTGTTATGGCATGTTAAAAACCGTCTATTCCAAAGAATATTCCGAAATCATGGATCTATATTACGGTATTTATGTTTCGGAGATTGTTTCGCTCGATGGTAAGGTGACGCATTCGATCAAACCCGAAAGCTTTTTCATGCTGGATTTGCCTCTGCCGAATCTCGTAACAAACCCCCTGACTATTTACGACTGTTTCAACGAATTTTCCAAGAGTGAACCTATGACTGGGGAAAACGCATGGTTTAACGAAGCCACGAACCAAAAAGAGGACATTCAAAAACGCATCACCTTTTGGAACTTTCCCAAAATTTTGGTCATTACATTGAAGCGATTTTCCATGGATGGGTCCAACAAGCGCTCAGACATGGTATCCTTCCCCCTAACAGACTTGGATCTTTCGCCCTATGTGAGTGGATATAATCCAAAACAATATACCTACGATTTGTTTGGTATTTGTAACCATATAGGGGATGTCATGGGTGGACATTATACTGCACATGTCAAAAACTCGATGAATGAATGGGTTCAATATAATGATGAAAAGGTCCGTGTTATCAACCGCCAAGAACAACTTCAGACAACCAATGCGTATTGTTTGTTTTACCGTCGAAAAAATACCGCCCTATAATATAATATAGTGTAGTGTAGTATAATATAGAGAACCTATTTAACATGGCCGATGCTAGTGGAAATACTACCCCTGCCATTACAACTACAAAGAATATACTGTCAGACATATTCAATCAAACCAACATTACTATTCTTTTTTGGTTTTTAGCCATTTATTTTGTTTTATATTTCATCATGGGTACGTTTTTCAAAGGGCCGAGTGGAACAAACCCAGCTGAAATGTTTTTAAGCAAATCCATCGATTTTATTGTAGTGGGTCTGTTTTTGATTCTCGTCGTATGGTCGTATTTCTCCTTGTCAGAGGCCGATAAACAAGATTTGTTGGGGTATGGATGGCAATGGACTCGTGATTACTTCAATACACCCTCTAGTGGGTTCAGTTTGATTCTCATGATTATTGCTTTTTACGTTATCATTTATTTGTTTCGTATTCCCATGACGGAAGAGACCAAACCCATGTCCATCTATTTTTTGGAAAATAAATTGTGGATTTTGTTGGCCACTATTGCCATTGTCGATTTCTTCAAATATGTATTGAAGATCAATTTAGTGGATATGGTCATGGGAACAACCACCAAATTATGGAACGATATACCCAAGGGAGATGCATCCGGCAATCTACACTTGGATCTATCGGGCAATTTGCTCAATAAAAAAGACAATCGTGGCGAGGACGAAGTCTTTAACATTGGAAATAATTTATATAGTTACGATGATGCCCAGGCTGTATGTGCAGCATATGGTGCGCGATTGGCAACATATGATGAAGTGGAAGATGCTTATAACAAGGGTGGCGAATGGTGCAACTATGGATGGTCGGCGAATCAAATGATTTTGTTTCCCACACAGAAATCGACATGGAAGACGCTTCAACAATCGAAAGAGCATAAGAATGATTGCGGTAGACCCGGGGTCAATGGTGGATATATTGCGAATCCGAATGTCACCTTTGGCGCGAATTGTATGGGGAAAAAGCCAGCGGCAAAAGCAAATGATTTAGCAATGATGAATGCGAATAAATTGCGGCCATTTCCGAAAAGCGCGGCGGATTTGGCGTTAGAGGCCAAAATAAAGAAATTTATGGATAATTCCGGCAATATGATTACGATTAATTCATTTAGTCACGATAAATGGAACGAGTATTGATTGTGTTTCTAGTTGAATATTATTTTTTATGAAATATTTTCATAAAAAACTTTATGACGGCAGTGGTGGTCTTTGTGGTTGTGGCAGTTTACTTATTATTTCAGTAACCTTTCCCTTGTCTTTTCTATCTCTATGATGTTACATTCACAGAGATAATTATCGTCTGCATTTATCTTTTATTTTTGAAACTAACTTTTTTCCCGTGAGACTGACCTTTTTTCCTTCGAGATTGACTTTGGGTTTTACCAGGAGAAAAGGTGGAGGATTGTGCAGCAGAAGCAAAAGCAAAAGCAGGAGGAGGAGCAGAAGCAAAAGCAAAAGCAGGAGGAGGAGGTGCGAGTTTATCTAAAATAAACTTTCTGTCCTCAACATTTAACAAAATAAAACATAATATTTGTACGATTAAACAGTATCTACTAACCTCTTCATTTGGATTATCATAATCAAATCTATATGGAGGATTTGTATAATATGATAATGAATAATCATTATGACGTCTGTATATAGCGGAAAATAACCTTCTCAATTGCGGGGTATCTGCTAAAAATTCAACTAGCGATCCATAAGCTGTGTCAATTTTAAATTCATAATTGGTTCCTCTCAACTCATACAACTCATCGAAATATTTGGCTACCACACTATTATTACGCGTGTTGGTATATAATAATTCCATGGGCCATTGATTCCATTGAATTGGGACGAATTCATGTAAAATTGTATTTAAATTATTTCTATAATCAAAATATTTTAATTCGCCATGTAAAAGCTGGTTCTTGATAACTTCGTCTAATTGTGTTAAAAGAGAAACTATATCAATCGGCTTAACTGCTATATGACGTTCAATGATCTTTGCAATATTGGTAAACGCTCTTCTGTCATCAATATTAGCTAATTCTTTCATTTTGTCCTCATCTCTAACTTTATCAAAAAATGATGCAACCTCGGTTTGTACATCAGGGGGGGCATCATTCAGTTTATATAATAGTTCTATAGCGTCTAGTCTATCTTGCTTACTTGGTCTGCTTGCTTTATATGAACGTCTAGTGAAATAAGATGTGACCGGATGTTTCGCTAAATACTCTGCATAAGGTCTTAGATATTTTTTAAAAGTTTGGGCTTTGCGTCTAACAAATCCATAAATACCAGGCGCATTTTTTAATTCCTCTGCTTCAGCTTCTGCTTCAGCTTTGGATTTTTTTTTTATTTCACCAAATCTTTTTAAACTTCTCTGATTTATTTGACCAATAATTCCATTAGGAAGTCTCTCCATATTAAAGATTCTTATATACTATTATACTATTTTACGTTCACGAATAAGATCCAATTCACTAGTTTTGAAAATTTATTACGTCTATGATTTTACATATCATACACATAATTAGCATCTATCTTTACGCTTTTGTGTTTTACTTTTGCGTTTTCTGCGACCAACACCGCCATATGGGACTTCTCTTCGGCTCCCTCTTGTTGTACTTTTTGATTTTTTCGCGGTTGGGTTTGCATGTTCTTTTTCTGTTTCAAATTGTGTAAAAGCTTCTATAGTTTGCCAATGTTTAAGCTTATTTTTTGCACCCTCCGTCTTTGCACCACTTTCGATAAGTACCTTTAGAACAGGGTAAGGATGATGTTGCCAATTACCCCTACTACAATAATATTGCAAAGCAGTAAAATTATCTTGTCCTTTTATTTCTAAATCTGCACGGTTGTCAATCAATAATTTAACAATTCTTGCGTTAAGTTCAGTATCGTCAAGGCATTCGAAAATTGGAGGCGAACTAACACTACCCTTTGCATTTACAATTGCACGATTGTTTATTACAAATTCTATCAAGTCATAATACATATTGCATTTATATATATATTCCGCATCATGTACATCTACATTACTTGCTAGTTTACAACATGTATGTAGTAAAGTTTTTCCATATCCGTCCAATATATTAATATCTGCGCCACTTTCTATTAGTTCTGTTAACACTTCCATACATTCTTGTTTATTACGCAAAGTCATTCGTATAACAATATTTTTTAGAAGTAAATTTTTATTTATAATATCGATAAACTTATCATGACCGATGGCTTCTTCAAGTACACGAATACTAGTTTTGTAATTTAATAAATAATTAACCCAGCCATGTACACTATTAGGAAATGTAAATGTAATTTCGCTCATAATAAAAAAATTATGATTTATAATATAGATTCACATATTATTTCTTGATAACAATATTACGTTTTTGTTTTCGCGTTTTATGCTTGTTAGATAATGGTGTAATTCCGTGATTTATTTGTTCCAAAAATTTGTCAAACGCATCATTTCCTAAATATTCGGCCTCTTTGTAAATCCATTTGTTTTCCGTTTCCGATGATCACATACATTCTTCCGAAACCGTTTTACAATGTCATTTATTACGTCTATGATTTTACATATCATACACATAATTAGCATCTATCTTTACGCTTTTGTGTTTTATTTGCACGTTTTTTGCGGCCACCGACTAGCTTTGACAATTCGTTCAACACAAATTCACGTTCCTCTTTTTCTAATACAACAAAACATAATATTTGCGCCAATAACCCGTTTTCGGTTAGTTCTACATGAGTAGTTTCTCCATCTGCTGTTTTATCTTTATAAAAAATATCTATTTTGCGTTTATAATTAACAGGGAGTGAATTACTATTAGGATCGCGTATATCGAATAACTCTTTTAACGTACCGTCTTTAAAATAAATTATAAATCGACTTAGTTCGCTAAAAACATTCGAAATTTTTCTTTTATAATGGTTAATTGATTTTTTAGTTAACTCTGATAATCTTGGAAAAAATTTGGTTACAATAGGATTATCAATGGCAAATACTACGGGCCATTCTCCTTTATCCCCATCAATGATACTTAAAATAGTATGCATCATGTCGGTGCGTATAGGATTGGCAAGAAAGTCATCAGAAAACTGTGATACTATATATTCATGCAATTCCGTTAAAAGGGCTAATATATTAATAGGGGTTTCTTTTGATTCCACATGATTTTGTATAATTTCTCCTATATCTTCACACATATATTTCATAGATCCATCATAATTCTTTAGAATTAAACGTGTAGGTTTATTTAATAATGATGCAATATTTTCTTGTAAATCACCCGGTAGACCTTTAATTCTCCGATAAAGTTCCATTGACTGTACTAGTTCCTTTACTTGTTTTGGATCGGGTTTTCTCGATCTATCAAGTATTGCGTTTTGCCTAACAAATCGTTTTCTGATTAAATTGCCGACGCTTTGGTAAATACTACGCGTTATATTTTGTCTCAGCATATTTAAATCACTTAGTCGACGTCTTGTAAATCCATACATACCAGGTGCCGTCTTCAATTCGTGTTTTTTTGCACTAGATATTTCAAAATCAGTTTTTATTTTATCTCTGATTTTATTGTATCGCTGTAAAGATCTATTATGTTCTTTACCAAACATATTTGTTGCAGATCCTTTCGGGGTCTTTTTTCTCAATTCAACTTTAATATCATCTACACCAATTTCATCTGTCATTTCCCCTTTGCTATATTATTTCTATATTTTATTCTATGTTTACGTGTCTTATTACTAGAAAATGATTTGCTTACTATATCGTCTACAAATTTGTCAAACATGTCATTTCCAAGATATCCGGCATCTTTTTTGCAAATCCATTTGTTTCCCGTTTTTGACGAACGCACGCATTCTTCCGAGGCCGATTGTTCTACAATGACACCTATAGGCACAACGAGGTTTTTTTTGACAGCGCCACCACCAAACATACTCTCACTACTACCCCGAAACATGGAATATACGGGTTTTCCGCCACTCATCCCGTTTTCGTGAAATTGATAAGATTCAATATCGGATTCTTGGAAGATCATGATAATGAAACGAAACAATAGCGCTATAAAATAAAGAAACTTATACAGTACTACTAGAATATGTTCGTCGAATGTCAGACGATGTCTTGATGGCGCGATGTTCTTTCAAATATTGCATCATGTATGCAACATGTTCCTGATTCTCCACCATTTTTCCTAAACATTCTTCGATATAGGTAAATGTTAGGGGTGCATATTCGCGTTTTTCGCACACTTTCAACTCACCGTCGGAAATTGTAATCTTGGTATGTTCCAAGCCTCGATCTTTGATATATCCACATACCTCGGTGTTGAGCGTGGCGCGTTTTTCACGGAGTTCGCGCGTTTTTTCACCGATTCGTTTTAGTTGCGTATCCACTACGGTCCAATCCTTAATATTTTCGATAAATTTGGCTCGATCTACATCTGCTGCTGCTGCTGGCACGGTTGTACTTGCACTTGCACTCGCTGCTACGCTTGCCATAGTATTTATCTTACCTTGATAAATAATATGTTTTACAAAAACGCGAAAGAATATTCGAGAGAGTATTCGAAAAGCGCGTATTTATCGTCTTCTTGTCAAACGAGCACGACGTCCAGCACGTTTGCTTGTTTTGCGCGAAAAGGCGGGTTTGCCGCGTTTGTAAAAGTGATTGGCAGCCATCAAAAATCCAGGAACAATTGCATCGCCAAAACCAATACCGCCCTTTTTCGATCGTTTTCCACCACCAATAACGGGATTCATGGCAATGACATTCGTACCACTTGCAGCATGTTGAGATGCAGCATTACCATAGACAGCTTGGGCGTGTGCTGCACCACCGGCACCTTCACAATTTCCTCCACGCATGCTTCGTCGTCTTTTATTTTGCTGTTGTTGTTGTTGTTTTGCCATGATGGATAAATGAATAGACTAAACTATATTCTATCCTTAGATATTTCTTTTGCCTAATCCATTTTTGCATGGAATTTATTAGACAGCGTTGCACCTACCATACTATGACTCGGCATCAATCGCAACAACAAAATCAGATTTGCCATGATAATAAAAATCAAAAAGACATGATAAAAACAAATAAACCAAAGATAAACATAGGTTTCATTGTAAATCGATTGAAACAGGGGGCGGATAATCTCCTTCACTTCACGTCGTATATCTTCGCTTTGAAAAAAGTCAATACATGAATCGCGGATGTTTTTCATAGTCCGATCAAATCAAATCAATTGCACAAGTACTACTACTACTACTTTTCCGTTCGATTTATTTCGTCCCTTACAAACGCGCGTATTTTTAGCATAACAAAAATGTGATTTCATCGTATTAGAGTGCGGACAAGAAGACATGGAACAAATATATGAAACCAATGCGAATTTTCCATTTGAACAATTGCGACTCATGCCACCGACGGTTGTTGCTGGTGGAAATTATTTTATCAAATATCTGATTGATGGCGCACCGCTTTATATTCAACCGCCTAAATGTTCAACGAAACAGGGAATTACAAAGGGAGGCAAGCGATTTTTTACTGATCTCATGTTTACCAACGATCATGCCGATTTTATTCAATGGCTTGAACAGCTCGAAAGCCATACATGCAAACGAATTTTCGATAATCGCGAACAATGGTTCGAAACATCTATGGAGATGGACGATATCGAAAATTATCTAACATCGCCATTAAAGGTCTACAAGTCGGGGAAAAACTACCTTGTGCGAACCAATATCCCCTCACGTTTAGGCAAAATAACGCTCAAGATATATGACGAATCGGAACAAAATGTAGACCCTGAAACCATTCGCGAAAATACACAAGTCATTACCATTATGGAAGTGCAGGGTATCAAGTGTTCCCTCCGTAGTTTCCAAATCGAGTTGGAATTGAAACAGATGATGGTTGTGAAACCGAGTAATCTATTTGACAAATGCATTATTCGAGCGAAACCTGGCGAAACTAATCCTGTAGAAGCTAATGCAATGACTATTATTGCCAACGTAGAAGAGAATATAACTTTAGGAAAAGACGAGGGCGAGGGTGATGATGGATCAAATGATGTTCCTATCAAAGAAGAAGTAGAAGAAGAAACAGAAATTGTACAACAAGAGACTGAGACTGAGACTGAAGCGGTGGCGGTGGTCGATCCCATAGTCCCCTCTAGTTCTACCGAATTATCGGAAGTGAATATTGATTTAGACATACTTCCTCAGGAAGATTCCATGCAACTAAAACGACCCAATGAAGTCTATTTCGAAATGTATCGTGAAGCCCGCAAAAAGGCCAAAGAAGCACGCGATCTTGCTCTGCGAGCTTATTTAGAAGCAAAACATATTAAAAATACCTATTTACTCGACGATATCAATGATGACGAAGATAGTGATTTAGAAGATGGGGATGAGGAAGGGGAAGGGGAAGGGGAAGAGGAAGGGGAGAATACATAATAATCAATTGTGATTGGTTTGTTGCTATGTCTCTTCCATTTTCTTTTAGCCACTACTAACAAAATTTATATGGATTGCTACGAATAATTTTATCCGTCGTTTATATAAAGCAATGTTTAAAGATATTACCAACTTTGCCAAGTCCGGAAATGGAAAATGGATACTTCTGATTATTGTGGTCCTTTTTATTCTTTGGGCTATCATGTCTTATTCCAATAGTAAGATGATGAAAAATGATAGCATGGACACTGGAAGCAGTGCCGGTTCCATGCCGAATAACGCGGCACCTTCTACAATTGCGGCTCCAGCAACAGCCCCTGCAAGCACTGCTGTACAGGGTGGAAGCGGTTATGCTCTCCAGCCCGTCGCCCAGCCAAGCGATCTTTTACCCCAAGACCAAAATAGCCAATGGGCCGCTTTGAACCCCGTCAATGCTGGCAATGCCGCCATGCCCGATTTGCTCCAAGCCGGTTACCACATTGGTCTCGATACCATCGGCCAAACCCTCAAGAATGCCAACTATCAGTTGCGTTCCGACCCCATCATCGCGAAGAAGGACGTTGGACCCTGGAATCAGAGCACTTATGATGCCGACTACGGACGCGTTCCCCTCGAGATTGGGTGCGCATCGAGATAAACCGCGGTGTCAAAAAACATACCTGTATAATAAGTAATTGAATTTATATTATTTATTATTAGTGAACAATCAAACAATGATACAAACGCATGTCTTTCCGAATGGATGCCGTCTTGTATATGAACGTCCACCGACAGTTTTAGCGATTTCATCCGTCTATATCTTTTGCGATTTCGGATCGATTGATGAACACGATGATCATCGCGGTGCTGCGCATTTTATAGAGCATTGTGTATTCAAGGGCACACAAAAAATGCCGAAATCCAAAGAATTGTACATGGAATACGACAAGGTCGGTGCTCTCTATAATGCCAGTACAACTAAACGGTATACGAATTATACAATCAAATGTCGCGATGAACATGTGGAACACTGCATCAATCGTATGGCAGATATGTTGTTTCATTCCACGTTTCCAGCAGGCGAACTGAAGAAAGAAGAACAAGTGGTCATTGAAGAAAGCATTAGCAATAGCAATAGTGGTGATATTTTAGCAAGTGACATGATGGACTCCATGTTGTACGGAGGTTCGCCGTTTGCCAAACCTGTAGATACTATTGCATATCATCATCCGGATCGCCCTTTCAAAAGAAAAACCGTGGTGGATGTCTATCGACGCCATTATCAACCATGTAATATGGTCATTAGCATAGTTTCACACATTCCTTTTTCAAAAATAATAGCCATCTTGGAAAAGAGCAATTTTGTGTCGGGTCCATCAATGACCACAACATTGCGATCGAATCGTATATTTGGAATCCCCTTACAATCCGGGGATATTCAATATAAAATGGACATTATGAAAGGTGGACATTCGACATTTATCGATATTGGATTTCGCACATGCAATCACAATTCCCAAGATAAATTTATTTTGAATTTGATCAAGCACGTCATGAGCGGATCCTTTAGTTCCCGCATGTTTACTGTATTGCGCGAAGAACATGGCCTAACCTACAGTTCCGAAGCATCCACCCATTATTGTGAGGTCGGCGGCGAATTTGTCTTTTCTGCCGAATCCGACCCGAAAAAGGTGATTATTCGCAATGGAATGGGTGTATTGCCATTGCTAATAGGAATGATCCGGACTCTCATACGCGATGGTATTTCCAAAAAAGAATTAGCCTTTGTAAAACAGACACTTCTTGGAAATATGACCATTTCTTTGGAAAACATTAATCAAACGGCGCAACATAATGGAGTTGAGTGTTTAGTTCATAATTATCAGAATGCGACTGCAATGGTACCAAGATCGCGCATTTTTGAAACCTATTATGAACCGATCACTTTGGCAGATATAAAGGCTGTCATTGCGCGGTATTTTCGACCCGAGTACATGTGCGTTTCCATCGTGGGCGGCTCCACATTGCCGCCTCTTGCCACTGTAAAACGGATTTGCGCGAGGGCATTTGCCTAAGAACAAGGACTAGACAATAGTTGCCAATCTCCATTTATGGTATCATTTTTTCTAGTCATATGATAGAAGTCACGCAGTTTTAGATTTATAAAGTGTATTGTTTACCATGACCCAACTCGAGATCTTGGGATATATCGTCATTATCGTCTTTCTTGGAATATGTGCATACATGTATTTC